CCGAGCAAGAGGAGCTGGGCCTGGTGTTTGACACCAACCCGAACGAGGTGGACAAAGCGGGGGCGGAGCACATGGAGTCGCCTAACCCGGCAGCGGCAGATGTGACTGAGCTGGTGGACGACTGACGGTCCATAGTCTGAACCAGACTCATGGTCTGAATGGATCTCGCGCGAGACATCACTGGCAAAGAGCACCGGCGCTTTGAGGCAACGGAGTTTCGCGCGCAGGATGAGGACCGCACGCTGGAGTTCTCTTTCTCCAGCGAGCAGCCTGTCGCCCGCTACTTCGGCGACGAGATCCTGAGCCATGCGCCCGGTGCAGTCAACCTTTCACGGTTGAACGACGGTGCGCCGGTGCTGTTCAACCACGACCCTGATCGCGTGATCGGTGTGGTGGAGCGCGCATGGGTTGACGGTGAGAAGCGGCGCGGCATGGCCCGCGTGCGTTTCAGCCGTAACGAGTTTGCCCAGCAGATCGTGGGCGACATCACTGACGGAATCCTCCGCAACGTGAGTGTCGGCTATTCGATCGGCGAAGCAGAAGACCGTGGTGACTCGACGGTGATGGCCACCTCATGGGAACCCCATGAAGTGTCTGTCGTGTCGCTCCCTGCGGATCCAACTGTCGGCATCGGGCGAAAGCTCGAAACCGGCGCCCCGGCCCAGGCCAACCCGTCCACCTCCCTTCCCCAACACATGGAAGACAACACCCCCAACCTCGACGAGGTGCGGGCTCAGGCCATGGCCGAAGAGCGCGCCCGCGTTTCCAGCATCACCATTCTTTGCCGTGAGCATCAGCTTGATGACAAGGCGTCTGACCTGATCGAGCGCGGCGTCAGTGAAGCCGAAGCCAACAAGCTGGCCCTGGCCGAACTGGCCAAGCGCGCCAAGCAGCCCGTCCAGGTCGCCAGCCCTGCCCAGTCGATCCGCCCGATCGCCGGCAGCCCTGACATCGGCCTGAGCGAGCGTGAGGTCCAGAGCTACAGCTTCGTGCGGATGATCAACGCGGCGGCCAACCCGACCGACCGCGCTGCTCAGCAAGCCGCCGCCTTTGAGATCGAAGCCAGCGCCGCCGCTGCTGCCAAGCGTGGCAAGGCTGCCCGCGGCTTCGTGGTTCCCCATGACGTGCTGCGTCGTGACCTGCTGGCCGGCACTGCCAGCGCTGGCGGTAACGCCATCGGCACCGACTTCCGGCCCGAGAGCTTCATCGAGCTGCTGCGGAACCAGATGATTCTGGACCGGGTGGGCATCACCACCCTGACCGGCCTGACCGGCCCGGTTGCTATCCCCAAGCAGACCGGCTCGGCGACGGCGTACTGGGTTGCTGAAGGCGGCGCTCCGACCGAAAGCCAGCAGACGATCGAGCAGATCAACATGACGCCGAAGACGGTGGCAGCGTTCACCGACTTCTCGCGCCGGCTGATGATCCAGTCTTCGCTGGATGTGGAGCAGTTCGTCCGCAACGACCTGTCCCGCGTGCTGGCTCTGGAGCTGGACCGCGTGGGCCTGTACGGCCTGGGCAACACCAACCAGCCGCTGGGCATCAAGCAGACGACCGGCATTAACACCGAGGACTTCGCCGCTGACGCTCCTACCTACGTGGAGATCGTCTCGATGGAGTCGAAGGTGGCCGACGACAACGCCGATGTCGGCAGCATGGCCTACATCACCACCCCAACCCGACTGGGTGGGATGAAGACCACCGAGAAGGCCGCAAACACCGGCATGTTCATCTACGAGCCCGGCGGCACGGTAAACGGCTACCCCATCTACCGCTCGAAGCAAGTCGCATCTAACGACGTGTTCTTCGGCGTGTGGAGTCAGCTGGTGCTGGGTCTGTTCTCCGGCCTGGACATCATGGTGGATCCGTACACCGGCAGCACCAGCGGCACCGTCCGCGTGGTTGCGATGCAGGACGCCGACTATGGCGTGCGTTACGCCGAGTCCTTCACCCGCGGCAACAACACCCTCTGATGCTGATCGAGATCACCAGGGCCACATCCATCAGCGGCCAGCCCGTCAAGGCTGGCCAGGTGGTGGACGCAAGCGAGAAGGACGCTCGCATCCTTCTCGCCATGGACAAGGCGATCGTCGCAACAGAGCCCGTCCCAACCCGGGGCAAACGTCAACCCAAACCCACGGAGCCCTAACCGATGGCCATCCTTCAGAACCAGCTGGAGAAACTCCAGCACTTCCCCCTTCACCCCGTCGCATCGGAGTCGAGCACCTTCACCGGTGCTACCACCAACATCGCCGACCTGAACGAATTCGACGGCGACATCCAGATCATCCTGGACTCTGGCGCTGCTGCTGCTTCCGGCACGATGACCGGCAAGATCCAGCACTCTGACACCACGACCAGTGGTGACTTCTCTGATGTCACCGGCGGCGGCTTCACTGCTGTTGCCCAGGCGGCGTCGAAGCAAGTGCTGACCCTGGATCGTGACAGCCTGAAGCGTTACATCCGCTTCGTCGGCACCATCGCATCATCTGGTACGACCATCTTCTCCGCTCAAGGTTACGGCCTGAAGAAGTACGGCTGATGCCTATCACTGAGGATCTTGATGTGTTCCTCGCCGACCACGGCGTCACTGTCACCAGTGGCGCCGTTTCTGGTTTGGGCATTCTTGACATGCCCGGCGAATCCATCATGGGCGACATGGTGATCAGCAATGGCTACGTCGTGACATGCCGCTCTAATCAGTTCGGCACGGTGGGATACGGCACGTCAATCACTGTTGACGGCAGCACTTACAAGGTGCAAGAGAACAAGCCGATCAGTGATGGGAAGTTTTGCAGCTTGCAGCTTGAGAAGGTGTAACAGTGGCACTGAAACGCGAATCAATCCTTGCCGCCATCGCCACCGCTCTGGTCGGGACGGTGCAGGTAGGCAGCAGAATCTACCGCTCACGGGTGGAAGCCTTCGCTCGTAATGAAGCGCCAGCGATCGTGATTGAGCCGGCAGCTGATTTGGCGGAGAACCCACCGCTGAGCATCTGCTACATCGACTGGACCTTCACGGTGGACATCGCGATCCACACCCGCGGAGCTGTGCCTGAGACCTTGGCGGCACCGATCGTCAGCGACATGCACAGCAAGCTGATGGCCGATCGAACGCTGGGCGGGCGGGCGATGGACATCTGGCCGGTGAGCGTGCAGCACCAGCGCGAGCAGGCCGACCTGGCGTCTGGCCTGAGTGTCTGCAGCTATCAGGTGCGGTACAGGACTAGTATCACCAGCCTGGAAGGCTGAGCCGGAGTCCATAGGCTGAGATGTCCTTCCGTATCCCCATCGTGAGCAAGGCGCCACCGCCGCTGCCTGAGTTCCCGAAAGCCGGCGGCAGCTATGTGCTGAGCGCTGACGGCAAGCGATGGGAGCCTGAGACCACCAAAACCCCCGAACTGATCGAGGCCCCGACTGATGCCACTGACCAGAAATAGGCTGATCCTGGCAGGTGCCGAAGGAACCTACGGGACGGCGGCGACGCTGACCGGCAGTAGCGCCATCTACGTGAAGAGCGACCTGCAGATCAACCCGCTGCAGATGGAGCTGGTTGATCGGGATCTGCTGTACGGCTATATCGGCAACTCGCCGCGGCTGGCGTCGCAGCAGGTGGGGCAGATCAGCTTCTCATTTGAGCTGTCGGGCAGTGGAACAGCAGGGACTCCGCCTGCGGTTGGCCTGTTCTTTAGAGCCAGCGGGCATAGTCAAACGATCGTGGCCAGCACGTCCGTCACCTACGCCCCGATCGGCACGGGCTATGAAGGCATCACGATCGACGGCTATGCCGACGGCAAGCGGCACCGGCTGACCGGTGTTCGCGGGAACCTGATGATTGAGTGGAACGCTGGTGAGATCCCGCTGGGCAAGTTTGAGGGCCTGGGCATCTACAACGCCGTGACCGACACGGCCAACCCGACGCCGACCTACGCAGCGCAGGCGACGCCGGCAATCGTGAACGCAGCCAACACCACCAGTGTGCAAGCGTTCGGTTATGCGGCTTGCATTGAGTCGTTTACCTTCAACGCTGGCCGCTCGCCGCAGCATCGCCAGCTCGCCGGCTGCAGCCGCCAAATCCGCATCGACCAGGAGCGCGCCCCCGAG